GAAGACTACGAACCACTAGATACCATAGCGGGGTACTAATGAGTAACGAAGATATATTCGATGACGGGCCGTTCGACGGTGAGTTAGCAGATTGGGTAATGGGTAAGTGCCAAGAGTGGCGCGACCATTACGAGAGTAACTACGCTCAGCGGCACGAAGAGTACTACCGCTTGTTCCGTAACCAGTGGTCCTCTGAGGACAACGAACGGTCCAGCGAGCGGTCTAAGCTAATTGCCCCAGCACTGGCGCAGGCCGTCGAGTCCAACGTTGCTGAGGTAGAGGAAGCCACATTCGGTCGAGGTAAGATCTTCGACGTCCGTGACAACATCGGTGACGAGCAGACTGCCGACATGATGTTCCTACGTAAGAAGCTACACGACGAGTTCGCTGTTGCACGCGTACGTTCATCTGTTGCAGAGGTACTGGTCAACGCCGCAGTATACGGTACTGGTATCGCTGAGATCACTATCGACGAGCGTAAGGTATACCAGCCAGCTAGCCGCCCCATCATGGACGGCGCTATGAACGAGATCGGTGTCAATGAGACTTACAAGCCGATCGTTAAGCTGAACCCGATACAGCCCAAGAACTTCCTGATCGACCCCGCCGCGTCATGCGTTGACGAGGCTGTCGGTTGTGCGATTGATGAGTACGTCAGCCGCCACGTGGTCGAGGAGTTACAGGAGCAGGGAGTGTATCGCGATGACCAATTCATCGGCGAAGCCGCCGCAGAGGACGAGATCGAATTCGACTCGAAGGTGGACAGCCGACCCAAGGGACGTGTACGACTCACCAAGTACTACGGGAAAGTACCCAGAGATTACCTTATTGCAGAGGGAGTGGACGAAGACGATATCGCAGAAGCCGGTCACTACGTGGAAGCGATCGTCGTCCTTGCTAACAAGGGCGTTGTACTGAAGGCCATCCCTAACCCTTATATGTGTCAAGACCGCCCCGTCGTGGCGTTCCAGTGGGACATCGTTCCCAACATCTTCTGGGGCCGTGGCGTATGTGAGAAGGGCTACATGAGCCAGAAGGCGCTGGACGCTGAGCTACGTGCTCGCATCGATGCGCTCGCTCTGACGACACACCCGATGATGGCGGTTGATGCTACCCGTATCCCGCGAGGTCATAAGCTGGAAGTCCGTCCGGGCCGAATGCTCTTGACCAACGGCGCTCCGAGCGAGGCGCTCATGCCGTTCAACTTCGGTAACCTCAACGCCATCACCTTCCAGCAGGGACAACAGCTAGAGCAGATGGTCGCACAGGCAACTGGTGCTGACCTCTCGAAGGCCCAGAGCATGAACGACATCACGGCGGCTGGTCAGTCCATGTCGCAGGGTGCGATCATGAAGCGGCAGAAGCGTACCTTGGTTAACTTCCAAGAGAACTTCTTGTTGCCCTTCGTCAAGAAGGCGGCGTTCCGCTACATGCAGTTCAGCCCAGAAGAGTTCCCGATTGGTGACTACTCCTTCATTCCGTTCTCTAGCCTTGGTGCTATGGCGCGGGAGTACGAGGTGGCCCAGCTATCGCAGATCCTTCAGACTATCCCGGTAGAGTCCGGGGCGCATGGTCCGATCACTAAGGCTATCGTAGATCACCTCAACGTATCGAACCGAGAGGAGCTACTCCAAGCAATCGATCAGGCTAGCCAGCCAGATCCGCAGGCGGAACAGCAGGCTCAGCAGGCACAGCAGATGCAGATGGCTGTCACGCAGGGTCAGGTATCGCTCCTCAACGCACAGGCCCAAGAGTCCAACGCACGCGCCAACAAGTACAATGTGGAAGCTGAGATCAAGCCGCAAGAGGTTACGCTCCGTTACTCTGACACCAACCAAGACGGCGAGCAGGACAAGGACTTCGAGAAGCGGGTGAAGATGGCAGACCTGCTACTCCGTGAGCGAGAGGTTGAGAACAAGGAGCAGGCAAGCGTCGATGCGGCTAAGGCACGCGCAGAGAAGGAGCTGATTGCCCGACTTGCTGAGGAGAACGTATAAGTGTCCGATGACAACAGACCAGAGTTCCCTATGTTCAAGCTACTGGACAAGTTCCGTAGCGAGATCCAAGGAATCAGGGAAGAGGTTAAGGTAGGCACACGGGGACCGGAGGGACCGCAAGGCGACCCCGGACCTACGGGTGCGTCTGGCTCACAAGGACCGGAAGGCCCCCGCGGGCGTGATGGTAAGGACGGCGTACTGGGTACGGACGGTAGGGATGGTACAGATGGTGAGGACGGGGCGGACGGCGCAGACGGCCGTGGTATCCGTGAGATCAGCCAAGCCGCAGACGGCGACCTAGTCTTCGAGATGAGCGACGGTACTGAAGAGTACATCGACCTACCGTTCGGTCTCACCAACAACAACAGCTCCACCCAGATACTTGTACAGCATAACGGTGGCAGTGATAACGGCGGCACTGACTCTATACTCGACAAGCTTCCGCCCATGTCATCGGACGCTGATCCAGACACACTGGCCCTACGTGACAGCAACGCGGACTCTAAGTTCCGTCGCCTCACTATGGATCAGTTCGAGTGGAATAGCGGCACGAACACGCGCTCGGCAGACGACACGTTCTTCAGTGGTGACAGCTCGGCCGACGACCGCCTGTACACTAACACGGCTACCGGTATGCGCGAGTCGCTGGACCTCTACAGCAAGTCCGAGGTGGACACGCTGGTAGGTCAGTCACCTAGCGACCCTACCGACCCAGCCGACCTGATCTCCACCGACGCTAACAACATCATCGTCGAAGGAACGGACGGCAAGCTGTTCGCTGAGGCTCCGCCTAACTCTGGCTCTGCTATGCTGAAGTGGCTGTACCTTAACGGCACTGCCGCCCCCGGACTGAACTACTTCCGTATGAACAGCACGGACCCGGCGGGAATCACAGAGCTGTACTTGAACAAGACGGCCTACCCGAACTCATCAGTGGGCAACATCCTGTCCCTGTTGGATGTGGGCTACATGATCTACATGCAACAGCAGGACTTAGAAGACGCGTTCATTAACTTCACTGTAACTGGCGCGGTCGTAGACAACGGGGACTGGGTAACCGTACCCGTCGAGTCGTTCGACAACGGCGTGTTGTTCACAATCAATACCTTCGTTGGTGCGTTGTTCTATCAAGGCGCTCAAGGAGGAGGTGGTGTAACCCCTGACGATTCCCTATCGAACTCCAAGGGTGCGGCACTAGCACTGGAGCAGTCCCTCCTAGCGAAGGACGGCCAGCCTGCCTTGACGGTACTAGCGGTAGGCGCTACGAACACAGGCAAGGTACAGGGATGTTCGCTAGGCGACGGTAACGTGGTCGAGGTGTACGCATCAGGTACGGACTACACCAACGCCAACGTACTGTACCGAGAGTTCATGGCGGCAGGTGAGCCTATCTGCTTCACGGGCCTGTCAGCGGGCGCGATCATCACATCGACGCAGGGGTTCTACGGATCTAGTGAGCAGGTAGAGGGCAACTATGAGTCGCCTATGCCGCTACTGTCTCTGGGTCTGGCGTTCACGGGTACGTTCATGTACGCCTTCCGTAACTCCAACAACTACCCCGGCGCAGGTAACTCCACCGGTCAGGTTACCGTGGTAAACGGTCCACTGCCTTCTACGGTTACGTTCACTAGGAACGGCAATCAGGTACAGGACCAAGAGCCTCGCGACCTTGCGCCGTTCGAGCTGACGCGGTTCTACACAGACGCCAACGGAGAGTACTTCCTGTCTGGCACGTCAGCAGTCATGGCGTGTATTCAGGCGTATATGGGTAGCAACCCCGGTAGCAGTACTGCGCGATTCTACGACGCACGTCTCGTTATGCCGCTGACCAACGACGGCATGACATGGCCCCGCTCTGGATTCGTGAGTGCACCATACGACAACACCACGTCCAAGTACTACGTACGTGACGGAGCTACTGGCGACTTCCCACCGGTGAGTCCCGGCTTCCCTGTAGACTTCGACGCGAACAGTAGTACAGGGGCCTCCGATCAGGACTATGAGCCCAACGGCTGTACACGCCTGCGGGTCAACGGTCTAGCGGTAGCGTACTCTGGTGCGGACTCGGCGGGCCTTGAGGCATCGCCCATGATTCCGGTCAGCGCCCTGTCGCAGGTGGTGGCACAGCCGTTCTTCATTAACGACAACGGCGACGGCGGTAACTCAGGCGTAGCCATCGGATCACCCTATGAGGGGACGGCCAAGTACTACGCTTGGAACGACGCCACAGGTAAGGCAGAGCTGGCATACACCGTCCCGCTCACGCGTGGCTCCGGCGGCGTAGGGATCGTACCTACCACCCCAGAGGATCAGTACTTCCCATGCTCGGGCATAATCGCTAACGAGTCTACCCTCGCCGCAGATCCAAGCGTCGTACAGCTCGCTAGCGACTTAGCCGCGGGTTACATCGTGGCAGACGTACCGATCACGGTCGTGAGCCAGAACGGTAATCCTGCGTGGCTTCCCACGGTTCGATCGCAGAACGGTACAACCACATCTCAGATCATTATGGATGACGATGAGACGCTACAGCTCGGCTGGACGCCTGCAACTCTGAAGGCAGAGATTACTACTGACACAGAAGGCTTCACTAGGAAGCGTGTCGTAGACAACACGGGCACACCTACATACCCCTTGACCTAATAATAACGCCAAGGAAGGCGCTACCCAGAGGCACATTAACCCAAGGAACCCCTAATGAGCATAGACTTATCAACTTACGCTAGAGGATACTACGGCTACATGAACGAAGAAGTTCGTGCCGCCTTAGGATCTCTACAAGACACAGGCAACCTCAGAGCAGTTGTAGATAGCCCCGTTCAGATGAACCTGCTCGAAGAACCGCAGGACAAGGACTGGGCCGTCGATATCACAGCACAGCAGTTATACGTATACAATTCCAACAGCGCCTCATGGGTAGCTATTGGAGCTTCAGAGGACACTCTTACCGCATTGATTAACGGATCATTCGACGGTGGGGTGAGTGCTATTCTGAATACCGATCTGCGAGTATACGCAGACGGAGCCACCGGTATCGCTGACCCGATGAACCGTACTTCGGGATGGTACTACAAGAACAGTGCGGACGTAACCGACAAGATCAACTGGTACTACCTCAGTAACAGCAACCCTGTGCTGACGATGTCTGTACCGAACATCCGCTCCATGTACGCTACCGTAGAGGTACGTGCAGGCGGGGCCCCTTACTTCACCATGTACACCAAGCCTACCGGCGATGGCAACGATGCGGCCTCATGGTATCGCTCACGCTACGTCTACAGCGTACCGGGACTGGACCTGTCCGCCTACATCGGTCAGACTATCTTCCTGTACTGGGGCACGGATCCGGGTGACTTCCCGACTCTGACACGCGTCGAGTGCGAGATAGATCTGTTCTCCTCTGCGGGCTACATGGATGACTCCGAGGAGGTATTGTTCGCTAACCTATCTACATCCAGTGGCTATGGTGCTGGGCACTATGAGTTCGTCGTAAGGGACGCAGGCTACGACTACATAGGTACAGACGTTCAGTACATCTTCGTAGCTCCTACCGTGGCTTCGGCTGACGAGAGTACACCAGACGATGCGTTCATCCGTATGGACGGCGTCAACGACTACATCTCACTGAGCGGCACTGGGGCCATTATGGACTACACCGCGACGTGGACTGTAGCTTGCGAGATCGTCGAGCTTCCGTCCAACACATCGGATAGCAAGTTCATGACGCTATGGCGTTCGGGTGACAACGGGCTCTCGCTACGACGAGGCGGAACCAACTGGGGCTTCTACGCGGCCAACGGCTACAACTCTGTAGCGCAGGCCAACACGTGGTACGCTCCGTCGGCTGGTTCCCGTATCCTCGTCGAGTGCGACGGAACCAAGATCAGCTACTGGCTGGACGGGACTCGCCGGTCGCACACAACTATGAACACTACGCACCGTGACAACAGTGCACACGTATCGGACAGCATCGACTTCGGTCGAGGCGGTATCGCCTTCGGTCAAGGTACTTACCAAGACTATGAGGGCGGGGTCGACAACCTGCTGTTCACCAACAACATCCTGTCATCGGCTGAGAAGGCTGAGTTCTTCGCAGGAGGGGACGTGACACAGCACAGTTACTACACAGCGTCACGTGACTTCGTACCATGTGGAGAGGCTGGCTACCCCAACGTCGTCGGAGAGAAGGGCAACGTAACGGGTACGCTTGTGAATGGAACTGCTGACGACTTCGTGGAGAGAACATAATGAGTAAGCGATACTTCGTTGTCCGCAACGTATCATCAATCAACGACGGGGTACAGGTGGCCTCTGGGCAAGTACCCGGAACTTCACCTGTCTTGTACACAAGCGGGGAGACCACGGCTGGAGACTGGTACTTCTACAAGGTCCCCTCCGAAGGCACACCACCAACGGGGGATGCGGTACATGAGCTAGACCTACGGGAAGCCCAGCTAGTTGTTCAGTCCGAGCTGTTCAACAACGGGACTACCACGTCCGAGTTCATCGGTGAGGAGCAGAGAGTAGCGCAGATGCTACGTGCGGAGTTCATGGTGGCGCAGGCTTCCTTGAGTATCTCCGACGCAGAGGCACTGTTCACGGCTCTGGAGCCTACATCACACACCCTGTCGGCTGGTAGCTTGAACCTAGCGTACTTCCGGTTCAACAACTCCGCAGTGGATCAAGCCACTAAGGACGCGTTCAACCCGATGTTCGAGATGTTCTTCTGCAAGTTCCCGCGTAACTTAACATAACGCTTGACAGCTTAGAACGGATGTGATATACTATACGTATAGGACGTCCGTTCTATTCAATCACATGGCCTTCAAGGAGACAACCATGCAACCAGTAAGTACACAGAAGTTCGAAGAGCTAGTAGCTAGCACAACCTCCTACCTTCAGAAGCTGATGGATAAGTCTTCCGCGTTAGAGAAGCGCATCGAAGCACTAGAAGCTAAGAAGGGAGAGAAGAAGGATGGATGATACGTACTTCGATAACGCCCGCGAGCTGTTCCTAACGCCGGGGTGGATCACCTTCCAAGAAGAATTACAAGCGGCACTCAACACCTGTACCCTAGACTCATGTAACACTACAGAAGAGTTCTGGCAGATGCGGGGTCGATTGCTTACACTAAGACAACTGGCAGGCTACGAGAACGCCTGTCTGGTCGCTGAGTCGCAAGATGCGTAAGATCATTGACGTACGCTGTGGCTCCTGCGGTCATGTGCAAGAGGAGTTCGGACACCTTACCGACGCTTTCCGGTGCGGCGAGTGCGGTGGGGAGTCCGAGCGAATCATCAGTCCAGTTCGATGTGCACTTGAGGGTGTGTCAGGGGACTTCCCCGGCGCGGCCATTAAGTGGGCTAAGGACCGGACTAAGCGGGGCGGCAACTCCTAAGCCGGGAATCGCCCTTACATATAACGTTCCTCCCTGTTGGGATAAAGGAGATCAATAATGGCTACCATAGTAGATGCCGAAGACTTCAAGAAGCAGGCAACCGTAATCGACGATGACGTTAATGCCGAGAGCACTGAAGAAGAGTTCGCTGAGTTACCGACGGAGACCCCGGAAGTACCAGAACCCGAACCAGAGCCCGAGGCCGCGGAACCGGAAGAGAACGATCTGCCCGAGAAGTACCAAGGCAAGTCCGCTTCAGATATCGCAAGGATGCACCAAGAGCTAGAGAAGCGATTGGGTCAACAATCACAGGAAGTAGGAGAACTGCGACGGCACTTCGACTCCTTCGTACAAGACAGTATCTCGAAGCAATCTGCACCGGAAGTTGAAGTTGAAGCCGAAGAGGTGGACTTCTTCGCAGACCCAGCTAAGGCTGTAGCACAGGCTATTGAGAACCATCCGTCACTGCGGCAAGCACAAGAAGTTGCGGCAGAGATGGCTAAGTCTCAAGCACTGGCTAAGCTGAAGTCTACTCACCCCGACATGACCGAAGTCCTACAGGATCCGGGATTCAAGGAGTGGGTAGTGGGCTCTGACATCAGACGTGAGCTGTATCGCCAAGCGGACGAGAGGTATGACTTCTCAGCCGCTAACGAGCTAATCACTCTGTACAAGGAGCGCAAGGGGGTGGTGGCGCAGACGGCCAAGGTCGAGAAGCAACACCAGAAGAACGAAGTCAAGAAGGCTTCGACAGGCTCTACACGCAGTAACCCTGAGGGCTCAACGAGCAAGAAGGTGTACCGCCGTAGGGATATTATTGAACTCATGAATACCGACCCGAAGAGATACGAAGCTCTCATGCCTGAGATCATGAAGGCGTACTCGGAGGGACGGGTTAAGTAATCCAACAGGAGGCCATCATGGCACTTGGTTCTAACCACGTAACTGGCTCCGGCGTTGCAACCGGAACCGCTCAGACGTTCATCCCAGAGATCTGGAGTGACGAGATCATCGCTTCTTACGAGAAGTCACTAGTAGTGAAGCCGCTTGTCCGCGCTATGTCTATGGTAGGCAAGAAGGGCGACACCATTCACATCCCTAAGCCCGATCGTGGCGACGTATCTGCGAAGGCCGCTGAGACTCAAGTAACGCTAATCGCTGGTACGACCGGCGAGCTGATCGTTACTATCGACCAGCACTTCGAGTACAGCCGTCTGATCGAAGACATCACAGACGTACAGGCTCTGAACAGTCTGCGACGCTTCTATACTGAAGACGCTGGTTACGCCCTTGCGCGTAACGTTGACTCTGCGCTCATCGCTGAGTCTGCTGGCTTCACCGCTCAGCTAGACGCTACCTCCTCGGGCGTAGCTACTGCGGCTGGTGCGGCTGTTGCGTTCAACGACGAAGCGTTCCGCGCCGCTATTCAGGTTCTGGATGACAACGACGTACCCGGCGACAGCCGATACTTCGTTATCCCGCCTGCGGTGAAGCGTGAGATGCTAGGCGAGAGCCAGTACATCTCTAGCGACTTCGTAACGGGTCGTCCGGTTGAGAACGGCAAGATCGGTTCTCTGTATGGTGTTGACATCTACGTCACTACTAACCTGCCTGTCTCCGGCAACGAAGCCCCTTGTATCTTAATGCACAAGGACGCTATCGTCTTCGCTGAGCAGTTGGGTGTTCGTGTACAGACTCAGTACAAGCAGGAGTGGTTGTCTGACCTCATGACTGCCGACACTCTGTACGGCACTGAGACTTACCGTCCTGAAGCTGGCGTTGTATTGAACGTAGCAGTATAAGACTTACGGGGGAAACCGCAGAGGGAGTACCCCTTCCACATACCCGGAGAGCACAATGGCTATTAATCACTCACGCGCTACACCGTTGTTCGCCCTCAAGGACGACATGTCCGCGAGCAACCCTGATAAGGTTCTGTCCGGTGTTCCGTTCGACTCGGAGTTCCAAGCGATAATCGACAGCTTCACGCTGGCGGCTACTGACGCTAACCCCACATTCACAGGCACGGCGTCCTTCGACGTTGTGACCACTACCGGTAGCATAACCATCGGCGGCAACTTAACCGTCCAAGGCGCAGTTATCGAAGACACCAGTGTTGACCCATCGATCAGCGTATCGTACGCTCTGGGCTCCAACACAGCGGCTATCCTACACCACACCACATCAGGCGATCTCGACTACACCGACAGCATCGTAGAGGGACAGTCTGTTACCCTTATGCTGAACAACTCAGGAGCGCATGTGGTATCGTGGCCCGCTAACATCAAGTGGGTCGGCGGCTATGCCCCTGATCTGGACGAGTCAGCCGACACCTTCAACGTCATATCTATATGGAAGAGTAACAACATCCTGTTCGGAAGTTGGGGCGGCTCCGTAGATGCGTCGTAACTTAATAGGCAAGAAGCTACCACAACAGCCTAAGATACGATGGAGCGATACGGTTAGCCTAGACGCTGGGGCCCTCACCGGGGCTCAGCTCAAGGCCATACGTGACGCTAACATTGACCTTCCGCTGTCCTATGACGTACACTGGACGGCAGTAGCTGACGGCTCTACCAATCAGTTCAAGAAGGGCGACCACATGGCCCTGTCCTCTGCGTTCCTATCGCACCGGCAGAACTCCATGTCTACCCCCGCGACGGTGGACCGAAGCCTAACAGCCGGTACGATGTCCTTCGAGCGTTCAGGGCATAGCTACATGCCAGCGGCAGGCGGTAACACTGTAGCCGATATGAATTACTCGGATGTCGGTAACGGGACCATCACCAATAAGGTAGGCGGCGGCGTGAACGTAACGACCGGGGCCGCTGACGTTACTAAGGTCGGCATTAAGGTGAGAGGGGAAGACCTACCGGGAGGCGAGGTTACCTACGGATCACTGACTAACTACCTAGGCTCTAACGAATACTTCAGAATACGTGTCAAGATATCAGAGCTAACCCTGACGCAGGGTCAGGTAGTGTCCTTCATGATGAACAACAGAGGGGTCGAGCCCTACCTTGAGATTGACGAGCCGGGCGTCTACACTCTGTACCCACGGTTCATCGGCAATGGGGACATTGAGCTTACCTTATTCATTGCCAAGAACGAGGGCGGATATCCCTCGCTGGGTGGTTGCTCAATGACCATCGACTACATGCACATAGACATAACCAGCGACATCTCTAATCCGGCTGAACGCATCGATAACAAGACGGCAACGTCCCGTGCCTTGCTGATTGGCGTACGGGCCAATGGCGCTACAGCGTACACGACAGCCTACGACGTTAGCATCATTCCCAGCGGGTCTGGTATCCAGCGCGATCTATACCGAGACGTACTGATGGGTGTAGCCTACAGTCAGGGACGCTCTAGCGATCTCCGCCCGCACCATGAGGCGTCGTACGTAGCTTCAGCAGGTGACATAGAGAACGATGGCTGGTACGCCTTGCCTCGCCTTGCGTTCCTTCCGATCGAAGATGTGTGGACTAAGCTCTACGCCAACAACCCAGATATCGGTGCGGACATAGACCCCACTGCTGAGTGGTTCGTAGGACACGACATACCGTTGCACATTCCAGACTGGAACACGTCAACAGATCTAGGGTTATCTAACGGTGACTTCTACTACTGCGACGCGTGGATGAAGGACTGCTACGTACAACAGCAGACCAGCGTAGCCGCAGTGTCGGCCTCTAGCTGGGATGGTGACTGGAAGCGCGCGTACAGCGGCTACAACCTGTTCGCACGTAATAGTACGGACGACCCTGTCACGTGGGAGTACGAGAGCTTCAACAACTCGGACTTCCCCGACGAGCCTAACGACTTCACGATTGAAGCCCGCGGTATTGTCCTCGGGACTCAGCAGTTCTTCGAGCTGTGCGATGACGCGGACGGTAGCCAAGTGCACCTCATCGGTACTCCAGCGTTCCGTGGCGCGCGTGGTAAGATCGTTACCAGCGGCCATGACTTCAGCGTCCTAGCATCCGGACATGAGTACGCAACGAGCTACGGCGCTGATAGCGACACTAACTACACTAACGCTCCTGCGGAATTCGAGTGGCGCATGGTCACGTTCATCGGCGAGTCACCACAGCTCGTCGACATTACGACATCCGCTATAGACACTGAGGGTCTTAACCACTGGTCCCACGCGGGTGGTGTGTTCGGCTTCGCTAACTAAGGATACACGATGCCAAGAGTAAGGTCAGACAATGATGCACGGTACGCACTGCGCGCATCGTTCGTTGATCCCGACGGGAATATACTCGAAGGTCCCATCGTAATCGGGTCTGCTAACGACCCGCGTATCAGCGATACCGACATCGCCAACTGGAACACAGCGTACGGCTGGGGCAACCACGCTGACGCTGATTATGCGTCCCTTACTAGTTCGCACGATATCGACCGTGCGGCCGGTGGGTACTGGACCTTCAAGTCAAGTGGCGACATAACGGCGTCGAACGGTACAGCCAACGCGCTACAGGTGTACGCTGACAACAATAACGACGCCTTCATGACGTTCCACGTGGGCGGCGACCACGCTACCAACCTAGGCTTGGATGGGGCTACTAACCGTCTCGGCTACGGCGGGTGGAGTGCAGGCAGTACGTTCTACAAGTTCTGGTCTACGCAGGACTTCGCGTCCGTCCCGTCCAGCCCAGTACAGTCAGGCACTGGCGGCGGCAACTACGGCTCTGTGCACATCGACGGAGGTGGTACAGGTGGCTACGAGGGCTACAGCATCGGAGGCCGTGCGGTCTTCATGCACAACAACGGCTCCAACACTGGCCTCTACAACGACGTCAACAACCACTGGCTCCTGCGTGGGGACCACAACGGTCCGTCGTACATGTACCAAGCTGGTGCCATCAAGGGATACACCTACGGCTCCGGCTTCCGCGTCACAGGCAACCTATTGGCTACCTCCGACGTATACGCATACTACTCGGACGAGCGGCTGAAGGACGTCGTAGGAGCCATTGAGAGCCCGCTGGAGAGCATTGGGGCGATAGACACCTTCTACTACACCCATAACGATAAGGCCCGTGAGCTGGGCTATGAGGGCTCTGAGAGGCAGGTAGGCGTATCGGCCCAGTCTGTGCAGGCTGTACTGCCCGAGGTTATCGGACGCGCCCCCATCGACGACGATGGCGAAGGCGGCTCGGTGACGGGTGAGGACTACATGACAGTCAAGTACGATCGCATCGTACCTCTGCTGATTGAGGGCATTAAGGAGTTGACAAGCGAACTAGAATCTGTTAAACTAGAACTCAAGGAGTTGAAGAGTGACCGTTAGGATACCCCGCACAGGGCAGATCCGACTAAGCGCACACATCTCGGCGTCGTTCAATAACAACAGTGGCTCTCAGACCAACATGAACAACAACGCTGTGACGGCGGCCTGTCATAACACATTGACGTGGAGCCCGACCCAGCGTAGCATGAACGCGGCACATGGGGTCATCACTGCCTTGATACTGAACGACCGGTACGTCAACACCAACTACGGGACCAGCGCGTATAACTGGGCGGCCGACACATCGACATATACTAACAGCGCCATCTATAATAAGATCGATGTTAGATCCGATGGCGACATCTGGAATAAGTCTAGCTACCGCGCTCCGTCTGTTGAGACGTACGGGACGCACGGCCACACCATGAACATGAATATGTATGGTGATAACCCCGGCGCACTCTACTGTAACATGTACAAGAAGTTGAACAAGATTAACAGCCGTGAGCTTATACCGTTCTCGCTTGACATGGCTACGTCAAGCAACCTTCAGGGCTTCGGCTGTAGCGCTGACGCCTACCTGTACAACTACAATAATGGCTACCTAATAGGTAGTCGGTCTGACAACCTTGGCCAACAGGCTGTAGGGCTCGGCTCTGGTAACTGGTCTAAGTCATGGACGCAGGCGAACTCGCCAACGGGTTCCAGCGGGCTGTACATAGGAGCCTTCGAGCATATTACAGTGGGCTATCGCGGCTTCACTCGGTACCCCGGCTATAACTCAAGGATCGGCCAACTACGTATTCGACCCTACTACATGCGCCTGCGCGCAACATCAGGATATGCCTAATGACTAAGTACAACGACACTCCAGTTAACCGTATGTACACTAGAGCGCATACGATAACTCTTAACTTCCCTCATCCCAGTACGGGCCTGAGTAACTCTATTCACTTCTACGAGCAGAACGTGATCGAACAGGCTGACGGTACTGAGATCCCCCTTCCTGATACGGTGGGGCAGGCTGACGTCGAAGCTCCTATGGAGGCTATGGGTACGGAGTTCCCACTGTGGGACTTGCTGACCGAGGAGCCGCTTGAGGGCGCTACCGCTACCTACGGGCAGTTGGCTACCCTGCTGTACTCCCTGTACTTCCACGCCGCAGAGAAGCGTGACGAGCGCGAAGCGGCTGAGTCTATGGGAGAGATGCCTGAAGTATTCGAGGGAATGGACGCGGGGATGGGCGGATGATTAACCTAACACCGGAGCAGATCGGAGCACTCCAGCAACAGTTACAGGGTGCTGGTATGATGGGCGCTCAGTTGCCTCAAGTACCGAATCCGGGCGCAGAGCTATCCGTTCCGGTTCCCGAGCCTACGCCGGAGCTACACATACCGGACGTGACGACTCTGTCTCCGGTCGTTAACAGCTTCGCCGCTCCCGCGCCAGACCAGCCTGACCTGACACCGGCTACGCCTACGCCTCAGACTGGTATGTTCCAAGCCAGCGGCAACGAGACGTACGACAACCGTATTCAGGAGCTGATGGATAGGGGCATGACCTACGACGCCGCGGTTGCTAACCAGCAGAGCGCGATCAATCAGTTCAAGGATCTCAACGGCGACGGTATCGTTACCGATAATGAGTGGGGCAGTAACTACACCAGCGCCGCTAACGCTGACGTGGACAGTCGGTACAATACCGGTGAGGGCATGGGCAGTGTGTATATCAGCTCAGCCAAGGACGATAATGGTATCGCAGGCGGAGGTAAGTTCGAGTCACTCCAGCGGGCTAACGACGCCTTGTTGGGTGAAGGCCAGCAGTGGGGCTTCTCTGGCGGGGCGAGCGGACAGTGGGGTACGTACGGCGGTCCCGGCTTCTCGCACTCTGCTGAGAACATAGCGGAGATCAACCTCGACCGTACCGGCTACGGTACGCACGGTCTGGTTGGTGGAGACATGAACCTCGGTAAGCTGTACGAACAGGCCGAATGGACGCAGGCTGACGTGCATAGAGGTGCACAGCTTGGTCAGGTTATCGATACCCCTATGGGCGAGTACATGGTAGTTAACGGTATGGACGGACAGCTAGCCCTGAAGGGACTTGAAGGCGCTAGGCATGGGGGAGGTGACTACTTCTTCCGCACCGTCGACGAAGGCTATCACATGGGAATCGATCCCACCACAGGTGACGTATGGTTCCAGCAGGCTCCCGGCGTTGTGGACCTAGCTCAACAGGTGAGGGGCGCAGGCGGTGACTTCACTACTGCGATGACCTCTGGCCTTGGGTCGGGTGACCTCGGCGTGTGGGATCAGGAGCGTATCGACCGGTTCAACAACAGCGGCGTTAACGACAGAGTTAACGACAGGCCTCAGTGGTCTAATGACTGGGACTGGGGCAACAACACTATGAGTACCGGCAGTACATTCCTAGACTCTTACCGACGGCGCAAGAATGAGATGGCTAACAAGAAGTCCGTTAAGTCCCTATTCATAGAGATGCAAGACTATGGCATATGATTACGACACAAGCACCCCCGGTATCCAGCCGTTGCCGCAGGGTATGTTCCGTAACGCCGCGGGTCAGATCGACATGGGCCCCGACGTGTACAAGCCCCGCCGCAGTCGTCGTGTAGACAGCTCTCGACAGGACACAATAGGACAGCTCTGGGGGCAGGGTGGCCGCGCAGGGGTGGACATCACTAACCTGTGGCGTTCGTGGGAAGACACGGGCTTCAAGGACTATGGACTCCTAGCACGTGACTGGATGTTCTCTGACCGGTGGGACAGTGTGGCGGAGACCGTTGACACTATGGCGTCAGCACGGGCGCAAGGCTACCGCGACGAAGACATACTAGAGATTATGCGGATGGGACAGCAAGGCGTACGTCCTGACTTCGACAAGTACCGCGGACGTACCCAAGATAACAGCTTAGCTGGCCGCATGGCTAACTACCAGCCACCCGAGGCGGGCGGTAACTTCCTAGAGGCGTACCGACAGCGGAGAGAAGATAACGCAATGAAGCCGGAGCGTAAGTCAGTGCTAACTATGTTCGACAAGGAGATGGGTGACAATAATGGCTAACGAATTAGATAACCCGCTGACGCAGAACGAGATAGCGTACGACTTCTCCGGTGTCGACATTGACATGAACGATATGTACGACATGGTCGCTCGCCGTGGTGGGCCCACTGAGCCTCACTGGGATGAGGAGTCAGGCCATTACTACTCAGCGACTGTTGATCCTTACAGTGAGTTCGATCTTGTGCAGGCTGGTCAGACTGTTGAAGACATTACTACCGTGGACTACAGCGAGCCGGTCTACTTCGTAGGCGGCGGCTCCGTAGAGATGGGCGAGGTCCGCGAGAAGTACCAGCTTAACGAAGACGGCACGATGGCGAACCGCGCAGGCTGGATGACTGAGACAGAGTTGCGTGAGCAGTGGGATGCCAAGGAAGGAATGGGCGCGTTCAAGAAGGCCAACCCTGACCTGACGTTCGGCGGCTACATGGACATGATCAAGGACGGTACGCAACGCTGGCACGCTGGCGGCGGTGCGGTAGATCAGGACAGCTTCTATACACAGTTGGCCGCTGACCACGGCGTTCAGACCGTGTGGCAGAACAGCGACGGGGACGTGTTCAACTTCTCCGGCGGTGGCTACGTCAAGACCCACAAGGTTGACGACCACATGAGCCCCGGCGATTGGATGAAGACTGCCATGACGGCGGCTGTTACGGCTGGCGCGGCGGCGGCTCTGGCTCCCACTCTGGCGGGCGCTATCGGCATCAACCAAGTCACGGCTAAGGCTCTGATTAACTCAGCCATCAACATAGCGCAGGACGGCGAGGTTAGCTTGGGCGATGCCTTCGCGCTGGCTGGGGCGAACATCCCCGGCGTCGGCGCACTGGACGAGATAACCGACGTGTCACAGTCAGTGATCGACGACGCCCTTGACGCAGTCGTTGGCGAGATCCTCGACCAAGACAACTACGACAACCAAGGTAACAGGCCGGTGTTCACGCCAACCGAGTCGGACATCACGGGCGAGACTACGCAGGACGAAGAGACCGACGAGTTCGAGACAGAGTTCGGCGTTGACGTTGACATCAACATGCCGCAGTTCCCACCTAGGGGAGACAGTGGCGGCGGTGGAGAAGAGGCTGGCGGTGGTGAGACTGACGGTGAGCTAGGTGGTGGCGAAGAGCCCGGCGGTGGCGAAGAGCCCACTGGTGACGTAGCTCCTGAGATCGGGGGAGAAGAAGGCATAGGTGATTGGGTCTACCGCAACGGGCGGTGGGAGCAGTCAGGTTCTGGCGAAGTAATCAACGGTCCCGGTCAGGAAGGCGACGTCAGGTCCGACGAGGAGATGCATGACGCTTGGGAGACCGGCGACTACACGTGGGGCGAGTTCGACCCCGAGAGCCCCAACGTCCCATCAACCGACGGCGGCTCCGATGGTGAGGGCGAAGATGAGTCAGGAATGCTCCCGCCTATCACGATCGGCGGTGGCAATGACGGAGGCAGTACTGGCGGTACGGGCGGGGAGACCGGAGGGGTTACCAATCCTACCGACGGCTCAGATACTGGCGACGATGGCGACTCCGGCGGGGAAGAGGAAGGAGGTAACGGAACTATCGTACTAGGCGGCGGCTCTGGAGGCACAGGCGGTGGTTCCGGTGGCAACGCCGGTACAGGTAGCGGCGCTGGCGGATCCGGCGGCGGCACTGGCACAGGCACAGGCAGTGGCTCTGGCGACGGCAACGGTAATGGGGATGGTATAGACCTAGGCCAAGAGCAGGGAATGATGGCCGCGGCTGGCAGTGACTACACTCCAAGCTGGGGCGAGTTGTTCGAGTACACCACGCTGACACCGTACCAGAAGAAGGCGCTTGCGCCCTACAAGGACTTCATTAGACAAGCTAAGGAACTAGCATGAGTCACAACTACACATACTTAGAACTAGTCAACGCGGTACTAACACGGCTCAGAGAGGACACTGTACTGACCGTAGCCGGCACGGATGACGTGGTTGTGGAGCTAGTCAAGGGCTTCGTCAACGACGCTAAGCGTACGTGTGAGGACGCCTACGTGTGGTCCGCTCTGGCCTTCGAGAACACATTCGTTACCGATGCTAGTACCGACAGAGTGGTCTTGACAGATACCCATAAGTCTGCTATAATAGAAGACATATTGGACAATAACGGCAACCAGCTTCCGTCGGTCAATAAGACTCATATCAGGAAGAAGGCATTACAGGGTGGCAATTCGAATACACCTGTGTATTACGCTGTTGTGGGTACTGAAGCAAGCACTGGTGATATAGAGTTACAGTTGTGGCCTCGACCTAAGGAAGCCGCTACGTATCATGTATATGGATACCAGCGAACGCATCCCTTCACGTCCGATAGCGATATCCTTACTATCCCCGCTGGTCTTGCGGTGATCTACATGGCTCAAGCTCTGGCGTCACGTGAGCGTGGTGAAGCGGGGACGCAACCCCCACAGGAACTCATCATGCTGGCGCAACGCTACCTCTCAGACGCCATCGCTATGGACTCCTCCAACACCGAGATGGATAACATCTGGACTAGTGTATGACACAGCCCCAGCAGAATATATCTCTAGCCGCTCCCGCATTCCAAGGCATTAACACCGAGGATAGCCCGCTGACGCAGGACGTTACGTTCGCGTCACGTGCTAACAATGCGGTGATCGATGACTTCGGTCGTCTGGGTGCGCGTAAGGGATTCTTAGAGTTCCAGACCGCCTTCGATCCCGTAGCGCACTCCCCGCCAGCAGGCTGGTCGTCAGATACTACTACGTTCACGATCGGCTCTATGGCCCACAGCGAGGGGCTAGACGTTATATGCGTAGCCACCATCAACTGGACTAACGCAACCGGAGTCGGCCTAGGTCAGGACACACTGCTGTGCCACATGGTAGGCACGGAGCTAAGAGTCCTCAACCACAGCGCGAACGCTGAGGCCACTATACAGGCATCACCAGAGGACAGCCTGAGGGCGCAGATCGTAGCGTTCGCTGAGTCGTACTACGTATTCATTGCGGGACAGTCTGCTATCGAAGTGACTGGAACGCAGTGTGAACTGCTGAAGGACACGGCTGGCTTCCTGCCACCACAGGACGACAGCCCTAACAGTCCCTTAACTGGCGGCGACCTCAAGGGCGACATCGCTTGCTCTGCGTACGGTCGCTTGTGGGTCAGCGGTATAGACGGAGACTACCAGAAGATATGGTACTCAGATCTCCAAGACGCACGTGTATGGTACGACGGCAAGGCTGTACCGACTGACTCGCTTAACACCGCTGGTGGTATCGAAGTGTCGCAGTACTGGCCCGGAGGCCGTGACCAGATCAAGGCGATCAAGGCACACAACAGTATGCTGATTGTGTTCGGCCGCGCTAGTATCCTGATGTACGGTAACCCAACCGGTGACCCTGCGGCTGTCGGCGGCATCTTCTTGCAAGACACCATCGAAGGTCTCGGCATTATTAGCCGGGACGCTATCGCCGCATCCGGTAACGACATGATGTTCGTTGACGACACAGGCGTACGCTCACTAGGCCGCTCCATTCAGGAGCAGTCGGTGGCTATCGGTGACCTGACCGCTAACGTACGTACCGACATCGGTAGGCAGATTCAAGAGACAGAAGACAAGGCATCGATTAGCCTCAGCTACTGGCATCATGAGGGCTTAGTGGTCTGTAACTTCCCTACCCAGCGTCAGGCGTATGTGCTAGACGTTCGGAAGCTGTCCTCTACCGGAGGCTCCCGTGTTACCACGTGGACGGAGACTACGTTCGATCGGATGATTCACGTAGAGGATCCTCTCTTCGATGCTATCCTCTTGGGCGGCACGTCCTCAGGCGTGCTTCAGTACGAGGGATCTATCGACGCAGATAACGCCACGTACCAGTTCAGCTATCAATCTAACCCGCTGTCGTTCGGTGACTCCGTACGTCAGAAGTTCCCGAAGCGCATGGACGTATCGATCCTTAGCCGCACAGCCGACACGGAAGCAGTGGCCCGGTGGGGCTTCGGCAACGAGTTAACTTACAGCAAGGCAATCAACGTAGAGGCACTCGTTCCCGCATACTGGGGCGAGGCGCTGTACGCTACGCCCGGCGACCCTGATGTGTACAAGTACGGGCCCGGCGCTACGACCGTGAAGCGATACCGTATCAACACTAAGGGATCAGGTGCGCTTGTATCTGTAGGCATCGACGCTACAATCGACGGCGGGGTGTTCTCGCTACAGGAACTTAACTTACAACTACTACTAGGAAGGATCTACTGATGGCACTATCAGATGCGGTGGAGAGCGGCTCATTGTTCGGCGCTATCCAAGGACTGGGAGCCGCGGCGGGAGGCTTAGCTTATGCCGACCTCATCAGCCGTCGTGGTGAAGGATACGCCACGGACATGGGTACGCTGGCTGGTGACTTACAGAGCGACGCCGCGTTCAGGGGATACGGTGTAACTACCGGCCTTGGGACTAGCTCCGTAGACGGTAACGGCAATACGACTGTCGGTGTCGGGCCGAACCAAGCCATGATGAACCAAGGCGCGGCCATGATGGGGATGAACAACCCCTACCAGCAGTACGGGCTACAGGCGGCAGGCAACGCAATGGGCATGAACACAGCGGCCCGTGAGCAGGATGTATACAACCGAGCAATGGCTATGCAACAGCCCATGCTTGACCAGCAACGCGCATCGTCTAACGCTCAAGAGTTCGCCGCAGGACGCGGCGGTGTCATGGGCTCACAGTTCGGTGGCTCTGGTGAAGACGCGGCAATGGCTCGCGCACAGGCGCAGGCACAGAACCAAGCCAGCTTCCAAGCTATGGGTCAGGCCCAGCAGGAGATGATGAACCAAGGCAACCTAGCTAGCCAGTTCGGTCAGCTCGGTACAGCTACAGGACAGCTCGGTTCGCAGATGTACGCGAACAGCTTCATGCCTATGCAACAACAGCTTAACGCTATGCAAGTGGCGCAGAACAACGCAACTATGGCACAGACCGGTCAGCTTACTGGTACAGGATACGGCGCACAGCTCGGCCTCGGCGGTATCCAGACTCAGGTTAATGCCGATAAGGCGGCATCTGAGCTGTATGGTAACATAATCGCGTCCATGATGAACAACGCTAACTCAGGTAACGGACAGTCTAGCTTCCTTGGCTCATTGTTCGACGACTTATTCTAAGGAGGGAACAACCGTGGCTGGATCAGATCAATCAGTTAACCTAGGCGGTATGCTTAGCCAGATCGGCGACACCGTCGGTAGTATGGCTGACCCCTACAAGAACGTTATGCAGGCGGCCACGAAGCCGCGTGGTGACATGAACGACCCACAGCACCTGATGAATCTAGCACAGTGGGCCAGCTCTAACGGCGACAGCGCGGCCGCTGGCGCGTATATGCAACAGGCTAACCGTCTGGCAGATACGTCTAAGGCTGACGCCAAGCAACTCCGCAAGGAGCAGGGCGCTACGGCTATGGGTAACATCTCCGTTGCCATGCAACAGGTACTGAAGGACGGTGGTCCTAACGCAGATGCACGTATGCAGGCGCTCCAAGAGGCGGCTCAAGTGCAGGCGGCCAAGTACGGCATGGACGGGGTAGCGGCATCTAACATGGGCAACGAAGCCCAATCGGCCCACACTCAGCTCCTCCGTCAAGAGAACGCTATGCAGACAGAAGAGCGCGCACTTGCTGACCGTTCGGTACTGGACGGACTAGAGGCGGCGGCCGCTGAGAGCCCCGAGAAGCTGGCGGCTATGGTTAAGCGCGAGACGGCGAAGGGCAACGGCTCTATCGTACGTCAGTTCGAGACGGCCCGCATACAGTACGAGGAGACAGTAGCGACGGCAGAAGAGAACGCGGCTAAGCGCGGAGAACTGTCACCCGAGGAGAAGGCTAAGGCCGCGGAGTTCAACATCAGCATCGAAGGTCCACCACCTAGCACCGTTCGTACTGCTATTAAGAACACTGAGGTGTCTAAGGCTAGTCAGGCACTGAAGACCGAGAAGGTTAAGACGATCGGCTTGACCACCGTCAAGAGCCTGTTGCCTACCGTCCTCGACCAGATGGGCAGTAGTAACTGGATATGGGACTCCGGCAAGGACGACTGGATCGAAGACGTTATCGATGACCCAGTGGTACTGGAAGCTGTCGCCGCGTACGTAGCGGCACAAGGTACGCCCGAAGGTCCGCAAGTCTTGGAGTCCGTAAGGACAGCCGTTGAGGACTACATCCTCGCTACGCAGGGCAATAGTGGCGCATCGGACCAGATCCGCGAGGAGCGCGCGGCGGCGAAGACAACAGTAGGCGACGTAACCATTGAGGTAATTGAAGAGTAATGCCCACGTATAAGATTACGCAGGACGGCACAAGCTACAAGGTCACCGCTCCCTCTCAGGAGGAGGCGTTGGCCGCGCTTGGCATTATGAACGAGCGTGAGAATACCCTTGAGGAAGACATACAGGGTGCAGGACAGAAGCTACTCGACGGCTTGTTCTTCGGCTACGGGGATGAGATCTCTGCGGCCGGACGTGCAGGCTTGGGTGCGTTGTTCGATGAGATGGGCGGCCTAGAGGACAGACGTTCACTGCGTGAGCGTTACGAGTTCGAGGTAGATAAGGGACGTCAGATCGAAGAGGCGTTCAGCCGTGACAACAAGGCGCTCTCTATGGGCCTTGAGATCGGCTCTGCGCTGACCACTGGCGTAGGTCTGTCACGTCTGGCAGGCACAGCCGCTACCCGTGGTGCGAACGCCGCGCGTAACGCTGGCATCGCCACGGCTGACATGGCGGCCTACCAGATCGGTGAGAAGGAAGGCTCGTTCAGTGAGCGTCTTGAGTCGATGGACAGCACCGACGCACTGGTTATCGGTGCGGGTACGGTACTGGGTGGTGCGGCTGGTTCGCTTATACGCGGCACTGACCCCGCATCGGCCACGATGGGTGAGCTGATCGGCTCGGCTAACAAGGCTGTCGCCAAGGGAGCCACGAAGACGGGCGAGGTATCTGCTGACGTCATCAAGGGTACAGGACGGTACGTCGAGGCAGTCGGTGACAAGATGACTGGCGGGCGCATCAGCCCTGTAGTCGACCTGATACAGGAAGAGATCGTTATGCCCACAGCTAAGGCCGTGGCGCATGAGATCAAGCCACTGGCGGAGGCGGTCAGCAAGTACGCTAGCAAGGCGTTCGTCCCTGTACGTGAGACAGCTAACAGAATACAGGTAGGCTACGGTAACAGGATGGAGCGTGGGGCCATCAACGGCCAGCGCAACACCGAGCGTGTCGACAAGCTGATGTTCGACCAGCACAGCCTCGGCCGCATCCGAGAAGCTACCGTAGATAACCACCGCTTCATGGCGGCTATGGCTGACTTCGGTAACCCCGAGCTGAAGCAGGGCCAGCGTGATCTCGCTAAGCGGGTCATGCAGGATGAGCTGGGGCAGACAGACTTCGACGATCTGATGAAGTTCTTCGACGATCAGGAGGAGATCCTGAACGAGCTGGCTGGCAACACCCAGACGTACAAGCGTAACTACGGGTACGTATCGGTGGCCCGTCAGACCAAGGGTCAGGAGACTCTGCAGGAAGTAGCGGACAAGACGCTGAAGCAACAGCGTGAGGCTGGCGAGGCGGCCGCACGGCTGTCGACTAGCGACGCCACGGCCAAGGAGAAGCTCAAGCTGGCACGTCTCAGCAAGGACGGCTCTGACCTGTCCAGCTACGGCAGGGACAACCCGATACACCACCCCGTCGATAGTCACCACTACTTCATGCGCTCGAACGCACAGATGGGTAGCATGAACAAGGCGCTGGGTATCCGGGGAGCGCAGACTGCGGAGGAGATGGAAGAGGTAGCGGCTGGTCGGTTCTATCAGGGCCAGTTGCGTCAGGCATTCGCTGACCCCAAGAAGGCAGAGGACGCAGTCGAGCTATACAATCAGGTGGTGTGGGGATCGCAACGCTCCATGCACAAGGGGCTACAGGTTCTGCGTAACCTAGGCTACTCGTCCACCATCGCTAACCCGTACGGTGCATTCCTCCAGCTACACGACGGCATGAACGCGGCGTTCGCACACGGCTCGGACAACATGGTCAAGTCGATGCTGAACAAGGCGGGCTTCAACCTGACTATGGAAGAGGTGGGTATCGTACGCCAGCACTTCAACGAGATGACCTCAACCGCTAGCCGTGCTGGTGGAGGTACGGATCGTATGTTCAAGCTGGCGCAGGCTACCGAGTCGTTGCTTGAGAAGGCCATGCAGTTGTCTGGCTTCAAGTACGGCGACACGGTCATGAAGGGCAAGATCATGAACAGCGGTCTGCTACAGGAGCAGGCTATCCTGAAGAACAACCCAGCTAAGTTCCGTGACAAGTGGAAGTACACGTTCGACAAGGCGGAGCTGGACGAGCTGGAAGTTGCACTGCGTAACGCTGACAACAGCAACGACTTGCTCAAGCAGTTGGGCCTGTTGAAGCTGTCTAAGCTACAGCCCATCAGTGCGGCGAGCAACACGTACTACCAGTTGGCTAAGCCAGACGCACGTATCTTCTATATGCTGAAGGGCTTCGCCATCACACAGCTAAGCATGATCCGTAACTCCATCGCGGCCGCGCACAAGGAAGGCGGTGTACGTGCGGCGGGTGCTGACATGGCACGCTACATGGTCCTATCAGGCGGCGGCTACGGTGTCGTACATGAGACACGTCAGGTCGCTAAGGGTGACTTGCCTGACTACAGCAACGTGCCTGCACTGGCCTTCTACCAGCTACTGTCGATTGGGACAATGGGTGGCTCGGGCGGTACGCAGTACGGATACAACCAGTTCACGCAAGCGCCGATCCCTACGCTGATCGCGAACTTCACGGTCCCGCCGACGGGTCCGATAGAGGGCGTCGCTAAGGATGCCATTGAGCTAGCGTTGGGTAGCTCCGACAATCCCAACAAGTTCGTCCCTGATGAGACACTCAAGGACATCCCAGTAATCGGGCCGTTGCTCGGCTCCTTCTTCGATGATTGAGATATGAATGAGGCAGAGATAACACGGAAGATAGGACACGTCGAGAGGGAACTCGTAACTCACTCGACGGTACTGGCGGCTAACGCTGAGTCCATGAAGGGTATGCTTGAGCGGTCGGACGAGAGGCTGGAGTACATACGCGAACGGTTCGACCGAGTCGAGGTGCTTATCAACGATGAGAGGGAGCAGTCCGAGGCGGCGAGCCGGCGCATCGTAGGCGCGGCGACGACCGCGTTCGCTACTGTGCTTACTGCTGTATGGTTCGCCGTCATCCAGCCGATACATGCGGAGATCGCGCTACTAGAGAGGAGGCTGTTGGATGTTGAAGAGCGTACTGTTGTGCTCAATCGTCATGCTGGCTAGCTGTAGCACACTCGCACCGATAGCTAAGGATGCCCTCCTAGGAGGCGCTCAGCGGGGCATAGAGGCACGTGCTAACTTAGGACAGGCCAAGACAGAGGGTGCTGACAGCGTCGCTCAGAACGCTAATACGGCTGTCTCAGTGGATGCAGGTAGGCGGCAGGAGTACGGGGCGGTTGACACCGTGGTGAACGAGAGTGGCCTGCCAGTGCACGTGTTACTGTTGCTCGTACTGCTGGCAGGCTGGGCCATTCCGTCACCCGAAGAGATGGGTCACGGGCTGGCGCGGGTCGCCCGGTCCGTTAGGGGAGCGGGTTGAAGTCCGGGTTGGTGGGACAGTAGCGTACGAAGTTCTGGTCTTCGAAGGTGTAGCCGTTAAGGAACGGGGTGTAGTCCTCGCAGTACTTGTACGAACTGTTACCGTTAGTGTCACAGATTGACAGCCAGTCCTGACTCTCGAACGTAGGCGTCCCGTCCCATGCCTCCTGCTTGTAGGTGCAGTACTCTACGCTACCGACGTCGCATAGGTCAGGGAACTCAAGGCTACATTCCCCAGCAGGTGGGATAACCACCACAGCCTCGTCGATGTTGACTGCCTCGACCGCAGTACCTCGCGTGTACAGTTGCTTCTTGGTAATGTACACCTTCTCGTTGGGCTCAATGGCGATTGTCTCACCGTTATCCAGTACCAGCTCAGCCGAGATAGCACTGACTGATAAGGCACTGAGTATTGCAATTGCGTACTTCATGTGATTCTCCTAGTTATCTTCCTTACTCTCCGTTACCGCCACGTATGCCTGTTCAAGCGCGTACGTAGCGAGTGCCAGAGTGTTCCTGTATATCTGTATGCGGGTCCATTGGTAGCTGATGAACAGCCCCTGTCCCACACACAGAACCGCAAGTAGTATCTCGCTCTCGCTCATCGTTGTAACTCCTCCGGATGGTGCTTCAGTTGGTGGAGCATCTGCAACAGGTTACACATCGCGTGGCCTAGGTGACTGCGTCCTGACTCTAGGTCAAGATCCTCGCCTGCCTGCCACGCTGACATGTGACGCATGAGACACGCATACGATACGGTCCAGTGCGTCGGCCTCTTCCAGTTGTCACGCTCGTACTTACTGGCTCCGTACTCAAGCACCCGTGCCGCCTCTTCGAGAAGCTCCATAGGTACGAGGGAGTAGTCGGGCTTGCCTTCGTTGTAGCGCAAGGACCTCTCGCTCATGACTCAGCCTCCCATCCATCACACTGCAAGGAGATTACGGCCATGTAGCCCCACTCGGGTACGTCATCGTCTACCAGTACAGCATCAGGGAACCCCGCCTCAATAGCGCGGTCCTCAGTCTCGTAGTATATCGTGATAGTTAGGTCACTGTATGGTTGGCTCATCGTCTTCCTCGTTCATGTATTGCATGACGATCGCTGTCTTACCAAGATCCAGCATGGTGTTCAGCCCATCGTTACCAGTAGCACTGTTGCCACACAACGCTACGCCTAGGTCAGGTACTAGTGCGACGCCTGCTACCTCTACGTCTACACCCCCTACCTCGAACTGCTCAAGAAGATCCGCGAACTCACGCAACGCCTGAGACGCTGGTGTGCGGTCATCCTGCTTGCCTCCGGGGAACTCTATCACGGTCATTGGTCTAGCTCCAAGTGCTTGATGAAGCGGTCGCTGTTGTCTAGTATCAGATCGCGCAACGCCTCGACCAGCACATCCATGTCTACGTCCAGAACCTCTACGATCTCGTCGGGGTTCATGGTCTCGGTTACTTCTGTTATGATAATATCAGGAGTCATCGCCCCATCTCCGTGAGAACATGGACTCTGCGTCGCATGTGTCGGTGAATGTCAATACCAATAAGATAGACGTGGTGACTCCCCATGTCAAGAGGAATGGTATCAGTAGGCCGTGTGTCATACGCGTCTCACCTTCTTGCCTAGGTTCATGTACTCTATGTGTGGCTCGCCATCGATGACGACACCACATGCTACCACTGGCTTCTTGGCGAAGTGCTTGCCGTACGCGAACGCCATGTGCGCGTGGTCGACACCGCACCCGACAGCCATCCCCCAGACCAGCTCCTGATCCGTAGCGGTAGCACTGATGCCGGCGTTGCTGTGGTTATGGCCTGACACAGTACATCGCATACGAGTCTCAGCGTCCTTGCGGAAGCCGTTGATGCCTCCTGCTGTCTCACCGTGGTGGTACAGGACGTCATCGATCAGGAGCTGATCTGTCGCTCCCCAGCCCTCAGGCATGTTGAACAATTCCTCGACTGGTCGCATGAAGATACTCGGCTCCATGCCCAGCTTGCGTAGCTGACGTGCGGGGATGCGGTCGTGGTTACCCATGATGAGGGTAGCTACCGGGAACGCATCGTACCAGTCCTGCGCTCTCTCACGGGCAGACTCGTACTCGCCCATCACGTTGTGTAGCATGGGCTCGCTGTCGTGGAAGGACAGGCTGTGGTTGTCGAACATGTCTCCGATGTGTACTACGGTATCTACATCCCATGCGTCGAACGACTCCTGACAGAACTCAAGGTATCCATCTAGCTCGAATGGGAGATGAGTATCACCTATGATTCCTACGCGCATTATCTCTTCCTCCGCTTACGACGCTTCGGCTTACCGTGCGTCGGGTGAACAGGGTTGTTAGTGTAGTCGACCTGCCAGTACTCCAGCAGATTCGTTATGAATTCAGCCGGGTCATCGCCCTTGCTACGCTGGCCTGCCCAGTGAAGTATCTTCCCCTCGGCAGAGTTACAGCTACGGTGTAGCGTCTGGCGTACATGTCCGGTGGTGTGGTCGTGATCTAACGCTGACTCGGTTGGGTCGCAGGGTAAACCGCACAGGGGGCATACGCCACCCTGCCGGTCTAGTTGCGCCAAGCGCCACTCCCGTATATCGGAGTGCTTCACGCTGGTGGCGACCACAGTTGCTGTGGTTCCCGTCGTATCCAGAGGCAGTGGCCCTGCTGGGCTAGCCATCTAGTTACGTCACCTTCGTCACTGGACATGCGCTTATCCTTTACCGCTTCCATGTACACTTCGAGCACGTGAGCGTACATGTCGCGAGGATCAGTCATCTCTGCCAGCGGAGCCTTGACCTTAGCCGTAGCCTTGCGTCCTGTCCGCTGGAAGATACCGGGTATGTTATCCACCCGATCTCCAGTGAGTAGCTGAGTGTAGAAGAAGCGGTCGGCATCGTGACCCCCTACGTGGTAGACCTCGTCTCGGTTCCAGTTATAGTGCCAACCGGGTACTCCGTCGAGATCCTTGTCCAGCGTAGCGATGCCCCATCCGTCACGCACTGCGTATATCCCAAGTAGATCGTCAGCTTCTTCGTTGTCGGCTGTTATACCATCTAATTCGGTCATGACATAATGCTTCAGTGCTTGGAAGTGTACTGGCTTATCCGTACCTGTCCGGTTCGCCTTGTACGTTGGCACTGAGTTACGGTAGTTGTCAGGCCCAGTCAAGAAGACTTGAGCTTGGCTACACTCGCACCCATCCATGATCCGTTGCAGTGTGTGGCGGAAGGAACGGATAGCTTCTTCCTCCGTGTCCTCGTTAGAGGCGAATCCCACTGCGTACAGCAGGATGTCGCCATCAATGCCCCATATACTAGGGCGATTCATTACAGTACTTCTTCTTCAGCGAAGTCCTGCACCTCTGGCTTAGCCAGCTCCTCTACGATCAGCGCCACGATGCTGGGCTTAGCGTCGCCCTGCTTGGTGGTGTACGTCTTGATCTTAGCCTTAACAACAGAGCCGTAGCCGATGTCAGAAGGCAGGCCCTCGAACGGTGTGCGTCCGTCTGCCTCGAACAGTGTGTTGAAGCGACCGCCGTTAGTGATCGGGAACTGAGAGCGGCAGTGGATGAACTGCCCACGGTTAAGCTCGTCGTCCTTGAACTTGACTTCGATACCTAGCTCTTCCAATCGCTCGACCGCAGGGCCGGAGAGGTTAGCAAGTTGCACCCCGTACTTGTCAGTCGGCTGTCCCTTGAACGTCTCGAACACGTCGAGTGCGGGGAAGCTAACGGTAGCGCGGATAGTTACTGTGTCGTTGTTAATCATGTTGAGTCCTCGTTTAGTCTCAGCAACATGCTGATTAGTTTAAGGTACACGGTATTGTACCTGTTGTCAATGGGTATCACTCCAGTTATCTCCGATCATGTAGTCCCCCTCAAGTGGACATCTCATGTCGAAGTGTCTACCCGCATCACGTATAGCGTTGCGGAAGCAGACAGCTACGCGCTTGGCATCAGCCTCAGCGCATTCGATCTGCCATTCATCGTGTACGTTAGCGACTATGTTGTAGTCCAAGCCGTAGCTGTCGGCCTTGGTTATGCCTAGTTGCAACGCCTTCTTCATCACGATAGCCCCAGCAGACTGGAGCAGAGAGTTGAGTGCGGCGTGCTCACTACGTACGTTGATACGCCTGCCATCAAGCCCCGGTACTGTGCCACCCTTAGCAATGCGGGTAGTCTTGTTAATCAGTTGTCGATACCCCGGCCAGCTAGCCTCGTATCGTGAACGCATCTTGCGTCCTGCATCCCTGCCCTTACCTACCACGCTACCCAGCTTGGCGTCACCCGCACCGTACAGCAGTGCGTAGATCAGCGTCTTCGCTTGGTCACGTGTCGCGCAACCGAAGGCGTTCTGGTTGGCGGTGTGGATGTCACCGTCGGTCACCTCATGGGTGAAGCGGTCATCGTCCATGTAGTGGGCCAGCATCCGTAGCTCCAGACCGGAGGCGTCTACACCCACCAGCTTCTTGCCCTCTGGCACAGTGAAGCAGGCACGGTAGTCTGAGCCGCTTGGTATCTGTGCGAGGTTAGGTCTGCTGTGTGTCATGCGCCCGGTCACGGTCCCGTTGCTGTTGACGTAGCCATGTATGCGCTTGTCGTCTGCGTAGTTATCCAGCCACGACTTCACCATACCACTGCGCTTGTTCAGCGTGAGGTACTCTAAGACCAGCGCCGCCTCAGGAATGTGCGTGAGGTTAGCAAGGGTGTTCTCATCAACAACAACCGAGCCCTTCTCTGTGCGCTTCTTCCACTTAGCACCCTTCTCCTCAAGGCGTCGGGCAATCTGTTGGCGGGATGCGACGTTGAACGTCTCGACCCTGTCCTTGAGTTGCTTGCCAGTCTTCTCCGACCACCTCTCATGTACGATGGGAGTGAACACCTCCTGAAGGATCTCGTTAATCTCAAGCTGTCTCTCCTTCTGTGCGTTGTACGTTGCGTTCGCTCTGTCGTAGTCGAAGAAGAAGCCGTGCTCCTCCTGCTTACGCAACGCCGCTGACACGTAGTGCTCTAGCTCGAAGCACTCGTCCTTGAAGCCCTCTTCCTCGAACCTCTGGAGTAGGTAGTGGTACACGTGCCAGTTGACACGGCAGTCACGCAGGCAGTACTCAATCATCTCGTCCGTCAGTCCACCATCGAAGTCGGTGAAGTCACCCTTCTGTTCGTGACCGGCGAGCGTGGCGAGGTTAGCAAGTGAGTTGCTGAACTGACTGCCAGCGCCGTTAGGATTAAGCAGACGAGCAAGAACAAGTGTATCAGTAATCGTAACCGACGGGTCAGGTTCCCAGCCCAGCGCATCACGCAGTACCGGTAGGTCGAAGTGAAGGATGTTGTGGCCGATCATCTCGGTCATGTCCTTCGGGATGTCCGACGCTGATGAACTCCAAGAAGTGTTCCCATCTTCGTCGCACCACCCAATCATCCACACCTTGGAGTGTGTCCGGTCCGTCTCTATGTCTAGTACGTAACGCATCAGCGCCCTCCTGTATGCGGTATACATGCCGCGTCATCTTACTCATAGTTGTTCCTTAGCTCGGAAGCTCTGACCAACGTAGTAGCTCAGCTCGCAGTGACCTTCCTCACCAATAAGACTGAACACACTATCGATAATAGCACGGCCGATAGCGTAGCGCAAGCGGTGACGTCTCAGCCAGCATGTCTCACTCAGTGTGTACGGGTAAGGTGCGTTCCCTAAGTGTAACGTCTGGTTGAACAGGATGCTAACACATGCCGCCCAAGCACGTAGCCTGTAGCCTAAGGTCATAGCGTCTCCTCCTCAAGCTCGGGTGTGTATGACTTCAGGCGTCCGGTGTGTCGGTCGTACAGTAGGTGACCAGCCGGGCCGGTGATACCACTGAACCTGTTCTTCAGCACACGGATGTGTGTGGTGTTGCGCTCGGTCTCATCGTCAGCCTGACCGTTACGCTCCAGCCCGATGACGAAGTCGGATAGCTGAGCGATGGACGCCGATCCGCGTAGCTGTGCCACGCTTGTTACTGCTCCCTCTTCGTGGCCCTTACCATCTGGCCGCTTGAGGTGGCTCACTGCGAACAGCACGATCCCTGTGTCCTGCGTCAGTGTCCGGAGCTTAGTCATGATCTCGTCAAGCGCCCGTCGCTCGTCTCCGAACTGCCCACCCGATACGAGGATACTGATATGATCCAGCACCACGATCTTGCAGTCCATAGCCTTAGCCATGAAGCGCACACGGCTGACCACCTGATCCACTGTCGCACCAGTGTCGAAGCTAGCGTCCATGATGAACAGCTTGTCGTCACCGAACGTGCGGTCGAACGACTGCTTGTACTCTTGGTCCTTGCGTGTGACGCTCGACGTGGGTAGGTGGATAGGCTCGCTGAGGTCGATGCCCATGAACCCCTCGGCTGTACGCTCGACGCTCTCCTCCATGAACAGGACGCCTACCTTGTGGTCTGTCGTCTGCTTGATATGCATCACGATCTCACGTAGGATAGACGACTTGCCTAGGCCAGAGCCAGCACACAGGGTGACCAGCTCGCAGGGTCGGAAGCCATAGGTCAGCTCGTTGAGCGGAGCCCACGGGTATTCACCCATCGCCTCGGGTCTGGCCTTCTGAAGCCGCTCCCATAGGTCAGTTGCTGACAGCACACCGTCAGGCGTGAACGCCCCGGCTGAGTAGGTCAGGTCCATGAACTCCCTCTGCTTGCCAGCCTTGAGGTAGTCACATGAATCCTTGCCAACCAGCGGGTCGAGCTTGATGACACGTAGCTTACCAGCGAAGACGTCTGCGGCCTGCTCAATACCAGCACGCCCAGCCTCGTCTGCGTCGAAGCACAGTATGATCTCACGGAAGCCGTCGAGGAACTTGTAGTTGTCCTTGAATGCCTTGGCTACAGCGGTAGCACCAGCAGGCACAGACACTACGTCGTACTTGCCGTCGTACATCTGGCGTGCGGCCAGCGCATCGAACTCACCCTCGGTAACGATGATGCGGTAGCGGTCGTGGTTGCCGTACTTCTGCTGACCGAAGAGCGCAACGCCCTTCATGTCACCGACAGTGCGGAACCTCTTGGCTCCCTTGTCCCGTACCTTGAAGCCGCACGGCTCTGACTCACCATCCCTGAAGTACGGGAAGGCAATCAGTCGGTCGGTCTCAACAGCACCATAGAACTTGGTCTGCTCTGGTCGGATGCTCCGGTCAGGCACAGCGAACGGTGCGTTGGTTGCCCACGCCTTCACCAGCCTATCGAACTCACCCGTGTTGGGTTGTAAGTCTACTGACATACTGTCTCCTTCTTGGTCAGCGTGCTTGTGATCTTGACAGACGAAGCAGTGCTCGCCTCCGTCGGGGTAGATATGCCGGCCGTCGCTGGAACCACACTTGTCACAGCTCGTCTTCATCCTTCACTCCTGTGTTATACCTCCCCAATGTATCATAGTGGTCATCCTTACGCAACCACGGTGCGGCAAGCCGCCGCTTCACCTGTTGGTAGTGATAGCACAGCCCGTACCACTCTTGTATGCTGATCTCTACACCGTCGTAGAAGTATGCTCCATTGTTCTCAGTCATTCTGCTATGCACTTGACAAGCCTCCTGTTGACCGGTTATACTACAATAACATAACGTCACTTAACGATACTCTGCTGTGGTTCTTATGTAACAACCACCACAGTAACGTTAAGTACTTAAAGTATACGTTACGTACTCAGTATCGTCGTCCTCTGGGATGTGAACTGCCTCACCAAGAGCCTGCCACTGACCAACACGTGCCATGATCTCTGCTGTGGGGTCGTACGGTAGGTAGGTAATCTCACCACCCCGTGCCAGATACTCTTCGGTATGCCTCGCGATCTCCTCGCGTTGCTGTTGCTTGTTATCCAAGTTGACCCCGGACTTACTGAACTCAAGTCTATCCTTCATGACCTCTCCACGCACTGTCTCAGTGCTTCAATCTCATCGATGCTCAGCGGTGCTTCCACCCTGTGCTCAGCCTGCACCTGTACACGCTGTAAGCGTATGTCTACATAACCCTTGGCGGTAAGCCTGTCCTTGTCACACAAGGCGTCAGACTCATGAGCGTAGATCATACGTAGCTTGCCCTCGCTGTACATAACAATCACTTCAGTCATCCTTGTGATTCTCCTCATTCCACTGAGATATAATCAGGGCCAGCATGAACACAATCACTATACCAATCGCTAGGTCAGCCATCATTGCAGGTTCTCCTTACTGAAGCGTTGCACAACGTCGCGTATCTCACGTAGCTCAGTGACCCGCTCGCACATGTCGTCGAGGATACCCTCAAGCGGGACCAGTGCGGCGGCGGCAACCCAGTCATCGGTCTGCGCTAGGTCGTAACATGCTTGAGCAAGTGCGTCACATGCCTTGTCTATCATCTTGATATTACTCTTGTTGTTCTCTACCCCACTCATATGTATGGCCCTCCTAGAGCTTCCTCTGACACCGCCTCCGGCAGTGTTCCGTCTATCTGATCCATCAGGTTAGAGTAATGCGACACGTTGATCCACTGCTGAGTGTGCGTGTACTCACC